GTCGAGCGTCGAAGCCGCTTCCGGCGTGATGTCCGACTTATCCCAGTCGAAGTACACGATATACGGTCCGGGCGCACATTCCACGACCGGCGGCGGCGGCGGAGGCGGCGGGGGCGGCGGGGGCGGGGGCGGCGGCGGCGGCGGTGCCACAACCGGCTCCGGTGCGCCACCGAAGTTGAACGTCAGCGTACCGAGGATCGAGTGCGAACGGAAGCGCGTCGAAACGTCGCGACCGACCTGGTCGACCAGGTCGATCTTGTCGGCGTTGAAGAAACGATACTTCAGGCCAACGTCGATGCTGTCGGTCAGCGGAGCGCGGACACCCGCGATCGCCTGCCAGGCAAAGCCCGTGTCCGAATCGTCAAGGAAGTTACCGGCATAGACCGGCTCAACCGAAACGCGCGCAACACCGACACCACCGCCGACAAAGCCCTGAAGGCCGTCGTCGTCACCGAAGTCGAGAAGGCCGTTGACCATGAAGCTCAGAGCGTTCGAATCGCCAGCGAGATCACGCGAACCGGTGGCAAGAGGACCCGCGCCGCTAACCGACTGCGGAATGCCAGGGGTGGTGAAACGACCCGACTTGATGTCGGCTTCACGGAAACCGACTTCGACTTCCGCGCGGAAACCGCCGAAGTCGTAACCGACGGTGCCTTCGGCGTCATAGCCAGCGCGATGATCAAGCGTACCGGCATTGTTGAACGTGCCAATATCGAGATCCAGGTCCTCGACGAGCATTGCGCCAGCACCCACACCAACATACCAAGAGTTGTCGCGCGCCAGAACAGGCGACGCCAGGGCGGTGGAGGCCAACGCCAGAGCGACGGCAAGCTTCCTCATAATAATTCCCCTTTCAATTGAGATATACGTCTCGGCAGACGTCCTACTCGCCGCTTTGGTTCCGTGCAAGTGAACAAATCGTCAATCTGTTGCCAAAAAGTCGCACTTGTTATGTCAAAGAACCGAAATTCAGCCTGAGATCAGAAGACCCTGCGCGGCGAGGTGAAGGATCAGTGTAGAGATCACGCTACGCGCTTCAGAGTCGATTGTCGACCCGCCGGAAGGCGCCATGATCGTCGCCGGCGCGGCCCATGCCGCACCGTCGAAGCGAAGCTGCGCGCCATCGGTCAGGCGCGTCGCCCGCATCCCCTCGCGCGGCGGTGCAAATCGCCATCCGCCCCCGGTCCGGATCGCGATCGAATTTGCCTGCCCCGTCCAGGTGCCGGTCGGTGCCGTACCGACGATCCAGCATTGTCCCTCTTCCGGGTCCACCGGCGGCGCGGCGATCGGCCCGGCCTCGACGGCCGCATGAACCAACGCGTCGAGCAGCGTCAAAGCTTCGTTGTGCGTTACCTCTTTCTGCGCCTGCGCCACCGCAAGTAACGGTAACGCGAAGCGCGGCGTGGTGGGCATGACGGTCATGGCATTATCCTTTTATGTCAACGGCAAAGACAGCGGCGGCGACAGGGCGAAATCCCCCGCCTGCCGAATCTCGATCGTGCACCCCGGTGGCAGCGTGGCCAGTTCGGCGGCACCGATATTCAGCGTCGGGGATGCGCTTTCCCATGGCCCGATTCCCGGAACGGGCGGCGACAGCGTAATGCGCCAGACCTCATGGCTTTCGCCAAGTGGCTGGTCGACATGGTCGCGCCACCCCGTGTCGGCGCGGCTACGCCTGACCCAGCCAACCGTCACGCCGCCCGCACCATCGGCGCGGAGCTGCCCGTGCACCGGCGCCAGCGGCCGCAGCGCCCGGTCGGCCGCCGGCACATCAACCTCGGTCAGCATCGTCCCGCCCCGCGGTGCCCATTCGAGGGTCGCCGCGCCGCTCTCGGCCAATCCGGCGAGCGTATCGGGCAGTGTCAACAGCGCCGGATCGTCGAGCAGAACGAAGGACGCTCCCGCTAAATGGGGCATATCCCTCTCGCTCCCGGCCCGCCCGCGCAGCAATCGCGACAGCCGCCAGCGTCCGGGTTCGACGACGTCAGCGACGCCGAACTGCAACAGCTCGTCAGCGACCATCGCCCGGTTCGCGCCGCCCAATAGCGCGGTGTCGCAGACCGATTCCAATATCATCGCCGGGTTGACCAGCTGAACGTCGATGCTGTTCAAAAGGTCGAACAGGCATTCGCTTGCGGCCGCCAGTGGCTCGACAAGCTGGCCCAGCGCCGCGGCGGGACGCACCGCGCCGACCGGGATCGGCTCGGCACCGGCCGAGGCGACGAACCAGCAATCGGCGCCGCGCCAGCCATCGTTGCTGCCGGCACCGGCGACCAACAGCCGCGGCGCCGATGCCGCCGGACTGCCCATATTGGGAAGATCGAACAGGCGGACCGACCCAATGGCGTCGGGCCAATCGGGCGCACTGACCGGAATCCCCGGCTCTGCCGGAAGGTCGGCGGCGGGAAGCGGCGCGTGGCGTTTGAGTTCCAGAAAAATGTCGCTCCCGCGAACCGTCCTCCCCGCCAGCCGCCAGCGGCTCCCGTCGGCCAATTGGACGACATGCCCGACCGTCAGCGCCAGCGCCGCAAGATCGGCGCGCCAAATCAACGTTTCGCGCCCGTCCGCCGCGGCAGCGGCAAGCCGCTGCGCCAGCGCGCGCGCAGAGGTTGCCGGCAACACCGCGGGCAAGTCGATCCGCTCCTCGCGGACGCCGCCGCCCGCGACCTGGCTCGTCTGCTGGCCGAGCTGATAATCGCGTTCGGGCTCATAATGCCGCAGCCGGATCGTTCCCGGCAGCGACGACAGCGGGGCGCGGCGATGCTCGGTCCGGTCGCCCGGCGTATCGCCCCGCCCTGCCTCGCAAAAATCGGCCAGCGCCAGCGGCGCCCCGGTCAGGGCCGGCGGCGCCATCCGCCATCCCGTCGGCCCGCTCAGCAGCCGCACGCCGTCCGCCTCGAACAGCGGCGCGAGCGCGTCGCGCAATCGATCTCCCGATGCGGCATAGCCCGCAAAAGGCCATTCGCCGTCGCAGCGCGCGATTTCTCCGAACAGGCTGTTGCCGACCATCCCGGCATCGACACTCGCAGCATCGGCCTCGACCTCGAATGTCAGCGACGGAATCCGGTTGCCGAACGCACCGAGCTCGAACTCTTCGAACACCGCATAGGCACAGCCCCGAAACGCACTCGCCGACGCGATGCCCAGCGCCGACGCGATCAACGGATCGACCGCCTGATCCTCGCTTCCGTCATGCCAGCGAAAGATGCACCGCTCCTGAAACGTCCCGCTCGTCCCGCGCAGCAGATTGCCGTCGGCCCATATCCGCCCGATTCCCCGGATCGGCCGCGACGACAGCGCGACGGCCAGCGATACGGCATAACTATATTCGGTCGTCGACGGCCGCCCCTTGCCCCCGCCGCGCTTGCTCCGCCGTTCGATCAGATCGGTCGCCCAGATCACGCTGCCCGCGACGCGCATCGTCCCGAACAACTGCGGGATCTGCTGGCCATAGGTCGACGCCTGAATCTTCAGATCGGCCAGCCGCGGCCCCTCGCGCCCCTTGGGTTTGAAGATCTCGGCGTCGATCTGCTGACCCACCGCCGCGCCGATGGCGGCGCCGACAGGCCCGCCGACAATCCCGCCAACCACCGTCAGCACCAAAGTCGCCATGATGCACTCCCGAATGAATGATTTTCCATCCCCTCCCGCAGGCGGGAGGGGCAGCGAGACTTGCCAGCCTGCTGGCTAGTCGCAGCGGGGTGGGCAGGGCATCAACCGCCATTGCACCCCACCGAATGATCCGTCATCGATCGGCGTCTCGACCACGCGTCGCAGGCCCGCATGCGCATGCACCAGCCGATCGAGCCCCATCAGACCGAGATGAAACTGCCCCGCCGGATAGGCGATCAGCACCACATCGCCCTCGCGCCCGTCTCCAACGATCGGCACGAAGCCCGCGTGAACCAGCCCCGCTTCGACCTGAACCCGCGACCAGCCGCGCAGCGGATAGCCGTGTGGCCGTTTCAACACGCATCCCGCCACGGAATAGGCCGCCCACACCAGCCCCACACAATCGAGCCCCGTCGCCGGATCGCTCCCCTGCGGCCGGAACGGCGCTCCCACCATCGCCCGCGCCGCCGCGAAGGCGCGCGCTCCGACCTCATCCACCGGGATAGCGCGTCAGCAAATCATTGCCGGGCAGATGCGCCTCGCCGCGAAAATTGACCGCATTGGCAAAGCGGTCGCGGCACGTCGCAAGCTGCTTGTCGCATCCTTCGGTGAGCCGCACGCGCACTGGCTCTGCGACCGCGAAAGGCGGCGCTTCGGCCAGATGCAGCACCGCCGCCTCCACCGCGATCACCGGACTGGCCAATCCGCAATTGGCGCCCTCCATCCACAGGAGCTCGCCGAACGCCATTCCGGGCGCCGCGGCATCCAGCGTCGCCCGGCGCCCGTCGATGGCAACGATCCGCCGATCATGCGTCAGCGGCGCCAGATCGACACGGCACGCCCGGTCGCCCAGCATCGCACGGCACGATGGCGAGGTTGCCGGGCACACCGGCCGGTCGAGCAGCCGTGTCACCCCCTGCAACTCCGCCGCAAAGGCCGGCCCGCGCCGCTCGATCGCCCCCAGCGATCCGCGCGCCACGGTGACCGGCGCGACGTCGGCCGCGCTCCAGTCGGTGACGAACAGCTCCAGCTCCGCGCCGTCCCACCGCCCGGCGTCCAGATCGCGCGCCGCAATCGCATCGCTGGTGACCGCGCCCTCCAAATCCATCGTCGCCACATCGAGGCTGTCGCTCGTCTCCAGCGCCGAAGGCTTCATCCCCGGCGCCGCGCGGTACATCGTGCCGCCGATCATCAGGTCATGGTCGTGCGAGGTCAGCCCGACGACAACCCCGTCACGCCGCGCCAGCCGCCAGCACCACGCCAGCGTCACCAGCTCTGTGCGCAACCAGTCGGGCGCGCGCTCCATCACCATGGCGCCCGCACCTCGACCAACGGCACGCTCGCCATCTCGCCCGCCAGGAAGGTCGCGCGGCTCACCTCCAGCCGATCGTCGGCAAAGCGCACCGGCACGTCGAACAAATATCCTGCGCGCACCGCGACGCCGACCGCCGGCGCGACGTCGAGCAGCACCTCGCCCTCGCCGGTCACCAGAAACGCCGCCGTCTCCAGCCCGTCGATCGACACGCGCACGCTACCCTCGACCGGCAATCTTATGCCGCGCACCTGCTCGGAATCACCGGCGCCATAGCGCTTCACCAAGGCAAACTGCCGCCGCGTACCATCGCCGACGCCAAGCATCTGATCGGCCGCAGTCGGCAACCCGCCATCCGCCGCCGAACTGCCATCGAACGGATCGCGAAAGCGGAACCCCCGCGCCGCCCCGCGCCGCGCGCGGAAGAAGTCGATGAGCGTCCGCACATCGGCCTCGGACCGGATTCCCGGCCCGGCGTCATAGCGCATTCGCGCCTCGGCCCATTCGGTCGCGCGCTGCTCGTGCCCCGACGGCGAGCTCACGATCTGCGTCGAAAATTCGGTCGCGACCATCGCCTCGCGCCCGATCGCGAGCGGGAAATCCACCGCATCGAAAGCCTGCACGTCATCCTCCCCATCAAACGCAACGAACCCGTCGCGCGCCACCTGCGGCAGCGCCCAGACGAAGGTTCGCGCCACCCCCGCACGCCGCGCGCCATCGGCCGCGTCGGCAATCGCCGCCCATTGCGCGCGATCCTCGGCCGCGAGCACGAAACCCGAAAAATAGTGCTGTTCCTGGGTCGGATAACCCAATCGGAGCACCATCGCGGCGCGCCCGCCGGCCGTCTCGGCCCCGCGCCCGCCGGTCACCCAGTCATAATCCTCGAGCTGCAGCACATCGAAGGCCGGCGCCGCCCACCCGAGCGGCACATTGGCGCGCCGCACCGCCGGCGCCACCGGGTCGAGCACCGTCGGCAGATAGACGAGCAAATGGCTCACCAGCCCCGCCGCCCCCGCCTCGTCACGCGCCGCCGCAACCAAAGCCGCGGTCGACCCAGCCAGCAAAGCCCCCAACGCATCGAGCATCGCCAGTTGCGCCGCACCCAGCGGCGCGCGCACGTCGGCGATCGGCACGCTCGCCGCCCCCAAAGTCGCCGTCGTCGCGGCATCATAGCCGCAGATCCGCCCGCCACTCGCGATCCACCACCACGGCTCGCCGACCTGGAAGTTCAGCGGCAAGCCCGCCGCCGCGCCAATCGCCACAAACGCCCGCGCAACCAGCTGCAAATATCCCATCGCCGCCGCACTCGCTGGCGACAGCAAGGTCGACGGCGGCTCCCACCCGGTCAGCGCGGGCGCCCCGTCGCTCGCCCGCTGTTTCCAGTCGCCCCGGCAATAGGCATCGAACAGCTCGTAGGAGAGCGACCAGATCACCCCCAGCCCCGCCTCGCGGCACGCCGCCGCAAACCCCGCATGCCACGCCGCGCACGGGGCGTTGAGCGCCCCGCCCGCCACGCTCGCGATAAAGCCACCCCCCGACGCCTCGAGCCGCATATAATGGCTCATCCCGACATAATGGACGACGTCGCCGCGATAGCCCAATTGCACCATCTGCCGCACCAGCCGCGCCGGGGTCAGGTGATAGCTGTCGTCATATCCGCTCGCGATCCCCAGCCCCTGCTCGGGCATCACCACATCGCCAATCGCGAGCACCGAACCCGAACCCGAGCAGACAATCCCGCTCATCTCGGCCCAGCCCGCGGCCGGCGCGCCCAGCACGCCCTCGCCGCCATCATAGGTCGGCGGCACCAGCGAAATGAACATCCGGTCGATGTCGCCCGCCCACACCGGATCGGCCTCGCCCGGCAGCAGGAAGCCGCCGTCGAGCGCATCGAAATCGAGGCTGACGAGCGCATCCTCGCCCGTCCCCTCGGCATAGTTCCAGAGCCGCACATACCAGGCGCGCGGGCTCCCCGCCGCATCGCGCCCCTCGATCGTCAAGGTCGGCCCGTGCAGCGCATCGAGCGGCTTCACCCCGCCCGACCGCCACCGGAATTTCAGCCGCGTGTGCCGGAAATCGCGGCGGGTCTCATAGGCGAGCAAAGGATGATCCCACCGATCCTCGGCCTCCCAGATCAGCCCCGCCAGATCCTGCTTGCGGTAAAAGACCGTCTCGACGCGCAACGCCCCCGGCGTATCGCTCGTCACGCTCGCCATCATCGGCCGCGCAAAATCGACCGTCCAATATCGCGGATCGAACCGCTTCAGCCAGCCCTTGCGATGATGCGGCTCGGCGGCTGCGACCAACGCCCAGCCCATCAATCCTCTCCACTCGCGACCGCGCGTCGCACCGCGCGCGCCAGTTGCCGTCCCGTCTGCGCCAGCCGCTGCGGCTCGCTTCCCGCCTCGCCCCGCACATTCACCGTGATCGCGATATTCCGCACACCCCCGGCGCCCGCCGCCTCGATCCGCCCGCTCGCGGTCGGCACGAACAGCTCGGGCCCGCGCTCGCCGACGCGATAGGCGCGCCCGGCGCTCACCGGCCCGCCGGTCGCGCGCCCCGGCGCGCCGAACAGCGCCATCGCGATCGAGGTGCCCAGCGACAGCAAATTGCCGCTCCCGCCGCCCCCCGAGCCGCCGCCCGTCGCCGCGCCGATGCCGTTCGAAATCGCCGCCCTTGCGATGTCCGCCATCACCGACAGCGCGAGCCGCTTCAGATCTTCGAACCCCATCTTGCCGCTGACGATCGCGCGCGACAGCGCCCGCTCGATCGCGCGTCCGCCGGCATCGGCGCCCGAACCCAGCGAGCCCTCCAGCTCGCCGCGCAGCGCCGCAATGTCGCGCCGGAACGCACCGGAGTCGGCGCGCACCGCGACCACCATTTCGTCGATCTCGTCACCCATCGGGAAACCTCTCCATCATCGCCCGCAGCGCCGCGCCGTCGAAGCACGCCTCCGCGTCATTCTCGACCCAGCCCGCCAGCACCGCGCGCACATCGGCCGGCGTCGCGGCCCAGAACTCGCCCGGCCGCCATCCCGCGACACGCGCCATCACGCCGAGCAAGGAAACTGCGGCAGAGCCAATATCGGTATGGTGCGACCGGACGTTCATTTCTCGCATCGGTCGAAGAACGAGTTTCGCGCGAAGACGCGAAGACGCGAAGAAAGAAAAAGGGTGGCAAAGCCGCCATCTTGCCAAAACCGTCGGCGCTTCGACCGACGGGTTCGGGATTTCCAGGCGGATCGCCCGTGACCAACATCTTCGCGTCTTCGCGTCTTCGCGCGAAACGCTTTTTTTCTTACTTCGAAGCCACTCCTCACCTTACCGCCCCTGCAAAATCTGCCCCAGCAGCACGCGCAGCGCCGGGGTCGCCGCCGCCAGGCCCTGCGCGACGACCGCCTCGCCGACCGCCTCGCGCGTCAGCGTCTCGGGCCGATCGTGCACGCAATGCCAGAACAGGCACGCGAGCTCGCCCAGCCCCAGCCGCCCGTCCGCCGCGCGCTCCACCAGCGCAAACAGCGGCCCGAGTTCGGCTTCCGCCGCAACCAACGCAGCAAAACTCGGCCGCAGGACATGCACCTGGTCACCGGCGCGCAATTCCGCCTCGCCGCGCAGCGCGTTGGCGGCGCTCACAGGCTCACCACCGCGCCGCTCGATTCCAGATTCAGCGTGTAATTGCGCTCGCCATTATAATCGCCGGCATAGTCGAGCCGCGTGACGAGGAACCGCCCGCGCATCCGCTCGCCGCTTTCAAAGCTCAGCTCATAATCGTCGATGACGCCCGAAAGCGCATGACCGCGCAGCCGCACCTCGGCATCCGACCCGGTAAAAATGCCCGCCGCGCTCACCGAAACCGATCGCACCCCGGCGCAGGGCAGCAGCTCGCGCCAACCGCCCGAATCCTTCGTGGTGACGTTCACCGCCTCACCGTTGACCGACAGCTGCGTCGTGCGCAGCCCCGCGACCGTCCGATAGGTTGGCGGGGCTTCGCCATTGCCGATCTTGAGCAGAAAATCGCTCCCATTTTCAATCGCCATCGTCTATTCTCCTCGGGTAAAAAATCATCCGCTAATGGGGAGTCGCAGGATGCTGATCACAACATTGATTTTGGCCTTCATGGTGCAGTCGCCCTCGGCGACGGTCGACACGACGCGCGCCGCCTTCACCAAATGCCTGCGCGCCGACATGAAGAAGGCGCTGGAGGCCAAGGTCGAAGAAGCCGAATATGAAATGACGGTGAAATCGAACTGCGCGACCGAGCGCGACGCGTTCCGCAAGGCGGTGATCGCGCTGGGCAGGTCGGGCGGCGATTCCGAAAAGGTCGCGAGCGAAGACGCCGATATGCAGATCGACGATTACCACGCCAATTTCACCGACAAGTTCAAGGACTATAAGTCGACGAACACGATGCCCGGCGAGTAAGGCCGGTCGGCTTTTCAGCCACCCATCTTTCGCACGAAAACCGTCGGCCTTGGGGTGGGGAACTGCCATTGAAGTAGCGAGCTGATTCCCCTCCCGCAGGCGGGAGGGGCAGCGAGGCTTACGAACTTGTTCGTTAGCCGCAGCGGGGTGGGCTTTCGCGCCGTCGCTGCCCACCCCCGACCCCTCCCGCCTGCGGGAGGGGAGAAGAATGTCGGCTATCGGTCGGGAGCCGCTACACCCGCCCCGATGCCTATCCCGCCAAACACCGACACCGCACGACCACCTCGTGCCGCCAACCCCCGTCGCGCGCAAAGGCAAAGCGCGTGCGGATCGTCCTTGCGCCAACCACCGCCCAACCGTCCGCGACCCCGCGCATCGCGGCTACGACAGCCTCGACGCGCGCCGCGGCCTTGTCGTCGATCGCGCTGCCCACGCCGACCAATGTCAGCGTCAGGCGGATTTCGCGCCCCGCCCGGTCCTTGGTCCCCCAGTCGGCGCCTTCCGCGGGACCGACCGCGACATAGGGCGCGCTCGCCCGCGGTGGTGTGCCGTCGAATATCCCGTGCACCATCGCCGCCAGCGCGTCGTCGCGCGCCAGCAGGCCGATTGCCCGCGCGCGCACCGCACCTTCCGCGCTCGTCATTGCCCGCCCCCCAGCGTCAGCCGCCGCCACGGCTGCCACAGCGCCGCAATCGCCGCCGGCGGGGCCGCGCCCGCGCCGTCGCGCGCCTCATGCAGATGCTGCGTCATGCGGACGATGCCCTGACGGATCGCTTCGGGAATCCCGTTCGCTCCGTCGGCGATCCCAGCGCGATAGGCGATGCGCACCCGTGCCGCGCCGCGCAGGTCTTCGAGTGTCACCCGCGCGGTGCCGTCGCGGCCGATCGATGTCCGGTAATCGCCGTCGTCCAGTGCTGCCTCGTCCCCGCCGGGCAACAACAAGGTCACGCCATCGATTCCGACAACGGGCCGCGCTCCGGGTTGAACCGCGCCGTTTTTCAATGGCAAAACCTCCTCGGCCGCGCGAATGACCAGCCACTGCCCGATAAAGGCTTCGCAGATGTTGGTCGCCGCGCGGACAAGCCCCGCCACCACGGCATCGTCGATCGTCGCCCCCAGCCGCAACCAGCCGCGCGCTTCGTTCAGGCTCACCGGGGCCTCGCCCGGCACCGGACTTTCCGTCATCACCGTTCCTCCACCCGCACCGTCATCGATCGCTCGTCGATCTGCCCGTCGCTCAGCGTCACCCGGTTGGTGACGTGATAGACATGGCCGGCGATGCCGCCCGCCAGCGTCGCGGTCGTCCGGGTCAGGTCATGCGCTGCGGCGGCCACCTCGATCCCGTCGCCCCCGTCCGGCGCCACCGTCCAGCTGCTCGCCATCACCGCTTGCCCGTCGGGATAGGCGGCCGCCCAGTCGAACTCATAATCGATCCGCGCATCGGGATCCTTCACCACCATCGCCATGGCTGCTCCTCTCTCTCTCGATCCTATGGTTTTCTCGGCGTCACCCGGCGGCCCGGCTCGCGCGCGATCGGCACCGTGCCGCGCGGCGCCGACGGCTCGGGTCCGCCCCATTCGCTCGCCAGATCGCGCGGCGCCGTGTCCCCGACCGCACGCGATGCCAAAGCCGACCCGCCGATCATGCCGCCGCCTCCAGCGCGGCGAGCCGCGCCTCCTGCGCCGCGATCAGGAACAGCGCCAGCTGGTCGGGGCGGATGCCGAAACGGTCGCCCGCTTCGTCGCCCTCCGCCCATGCGTCCCAGCACAGAAAGGCATAGGGTGTCGCGCCGGGCCGTCCCTCGGCATCGATCGGGTCGATCAGGCTTTCGTCGGCCATGATCTCCCACACGCGCTGCGCCTGGACGCCGAAATGATAACGCGCATCGGCCGCGCTCTTCGCGGCGATCGCATCGTTCCATTGATAAAAGCCCAGCTCGGCGATGATCCGCCTGCCCGCGCGCATCTCCGCCGCATCGGCTGCGCCGCGCCAGGTTTTTTCGCGCGCGTCCGACGTGTTGATCGTACCGGTGGCCGCATAGACGACCGTGGCACGGTTACCGGCGCCGCCAAGCGAATGGACATTGTCCGACACCGGCTGAAAATGGCCCGCCGTGACCAATTGCCAGCGCGCGGCATTGCCGGTCGCAAAGATATGACCGCCGGTCGGCCCGACGCTATTCCCGGCATAATGCCAAAGGCGGCCCAGATTATCGACCGTCCAGCCATAGCCTTCGGTAGCGCCGACGGGCACGAGGTTCAGCTTCAGCTGCTGGTTGGTGGGCGCGGGAGAATTCGCATAGGATGTATCGAGGCTGATCCGTGTCGGCGCGCCTTGCGGCCCTGTCAGGGCGCCAAGTTGCAGCACGCTGCCCCGAAAGGCGACCGCACCCGTCCCCGCAGCGATCTGCATCGAAGCGGCCGCGGCCTGATTGTCCCAGACCGCAAATTCGCCGCCGCCGTTGACCCCCAGACTATAGCTGCGCGCGGCCACATTGCCGCCCAGCGTCACACAAGGGTAATCGCCCTGGATCTGCAGCTGGCGATTGAAACCGCCGCTGTTGCCGGGCGACGCGGTGCCGATCCCGACATTGCCCGCGCCATCGATCCGCAATCTTTCGGCCGCACCGGTGTCCAGCGCGACGAAATCGCCGCCGATGCGCATGCCGTCACGGCCGGCGCCCGCGCCCGCGACGTTGAACAGGCCGGCGAACGCGGCGTCGGCGTAAAGATAAAGCGATTGCCCGCCCAGCGCGCCAAAGCGCGCGACATCGCCCACACTGCCGGCCTCGACATGCAAGCGCACCGCCGGCGCGCTCGTCCCGATACCCAAATGCCCCGACGGCGACAGCCGGAGCCGCTCGACGCCATCGGTCGCGATGCCGATCGCATCCGCCGCCGCCCGGAACAGGCCCGTATCGGAGTCCGCCGCAAAACTGATCGCAGGCGCAGCGGCACTGCCGTTCTGAACACTGAGCGGACCATCGAGCGCGTACCGCCCATCGCCGGCCCGAAAGGCAAGCGCCGACAGCGGAATATTCACCCAGCCTTCGCCGCGCCGCACGGTCACCCGGTCGTCCCCCGCCCCCGTCCCCGCCGCGGCGTGCGTCGTCGACAGCGGCTGCTTCGCCGCCAATGCGTCGGCCAATTCGCCGTCCTCCGCATCACGCGCAGCGAACCATTCGGCGCCGACGGTCAGTGCGATCGTCTTCAGCCCTGGCGCGAAATCGACCCGGTCGCCCGCGTTCGACGAGGCCGCGACGCTGTCGCGCTGCAATCGGCCCGTGCCGTCGATCCGGCCGATGCCGACCTCCCACTGGCCCGGCTGGGCGATACCGGCGATGGCATAATGAAAAGGATCGTCCGCCGGGACGATCCCCGAAAAACGGCGATGGCCGGGCACCGCGCCGGTCGGCATCAATGGCCCGGTCCCGCCGTCCTGGCACAGCTCGCGCACCAGATCGGCGAAAAAGAAGGTCGGCATGGCAGGGCCATCCTTTCCAGTATCGATAGGGAAGAAAATTGGCGCCCGGCCCGCCCGAAAGGGAAGAGCAGGACCGGGCGCCCATCGCGCGCCAGTTTAGCTAGCGGCGAATTTCATCAGCTTGATCGCCTGCGTGTCGATGATCGCACCGCCGACCCGCTTGGTTGCATAGAAATGCACGAACGGCTTGTTGCTGAACGGATCGCGCAGGATGCGCGTCTCGCCGCGGTCGGCAACCAGGTAACCCGCGCGGAAATTGCCGAACGCGATCGACAGGCTGTTCGCGCCGACATCGGGCATGTCCTCGGCCTCGACGACCGGATAACCCAGCAACGTCGCCGCCTGCCCCTCGACCATCCCCGGCTGCCAGATGAAGGCGCCGTCGGTCGTCTTGAACTTGCGGATGCGGCTCAGCGTATCCGAATTCATTACCCAGCTCGCGCCCTGACGATAGGGCGCCTTCAGCGAATGAACCAGCTCGACCAGCTTGTCCTGCGGGTTCGACGCCGGAAAGGCACCCGCGGTGCCCGTCGCCAGATGCTGGAGCGTCCCGAACGCCCGCACGCTGTCGAGCTCGTTCGTCGTCGTATAGGTCAGAAAACCCTTCGGCCGGTTCGTGCCGTTGCCATTGACGAACGCGCTGCCCTCGGCGACCGCGAACTCGCGGCCCAGCTGCTCGGCCAGCCAGTCCTCGACGTTGAACATCGCATCGTCGAGCATCGCCTGGCTCGCCGCCGGGTTGGCGTAAAGCTCGCCCGACGGCGGTGCGATTTCGGCAAAGCTGCGCGTCGCGGTCTCGGGCCGCGCCGCGGTCTCGCCGACCCAGCCCGCGCCCATCGATCCGGTCGCGATCAGCTTGCGATAGCCGCTCGTCCCCGTCTGCACGACGGTCGCGATCGAGCGGATCGGCGACAGCGTCTTCAGCGTCGCCGCGATGCTGCCGTCGATCTCGCGCGGCACCGCAAAACCGCCGTCGCCGCCCGACGCCCCCGACAGGCTCTTCATCTCGACGCCCGCATCGATCCCGCGCCGCAGGTAGCGTTCGACAAAGGCATCGCGCGCCGGATCGGCCGCCTTCGCGCCATCGAGCGGCAGCCGCGACGCCGCCACCGTCTGCGCATCGACCTGTGCCTTCAGCGCCGCCACCGACGCCTTCAAATCATCGACCGCCTCGGCCGCCAGCACCGCATCGAACGCCCCCTCGAGCGCATCCGCCTTCACTTCCGTCTCCATATCCATGCCCGTCACTCCTTCAAGAAATCTACTGCAATCACCCGCGCCAGCGGCTGCATCGGCGCCGCGACCAAACTCACCTCCGCCAGATCGAGCCCCAGCAATTCGCGCGGGCCATTCCCCCGCGAAGCCGTGACCCGATACCCAAAAGACAATCCCGTCAGCGCCCCGCGCGCGACCAGCGCTGCCGCCGTCGGATGCGTCACCCGCGCGACAACGCGCAGCCCGCGCGCATCCTCGGCCAATGTCTCGATCACGCCGATGCTCGCCCCCAGCCGATGCTGCCAAAGCAAAGGCACCGCCCGCCGCTCGCGCAAACTCGCGGCAAAAGCCCCCGCCCGCACTACATCGCCCCCGCGATCGACCCGATCGAACACCGAAGCATAGCCCGCGAACCGCAATAAATAGGGACAGTCCCTATTTAATCGCACCGGCCATCGGGGCGCGCTTAATAAATAGGGACTGTCCCTATTTATTGCCGCCCTCACCGCAACAACCCCGGCAACCCCAACTTCATCGCGAGGCCCACGACCAACAGCGCCAGCCCGCACCGCACCGCCCAGTCGACCGCCGCCTTCCACGCGCTCGTCTTCGCATCGCGCCACGCGCCGAGCAGCTGCCGCAAATCGACCATGTCGTCGCGCGCCGCCGCATCGGCGAGCCCCAGCCGCGCCAGCGCGCGCCGCGCCCCCAACTCGCTCGCCTCCTCGACCACCGCGCGCAGCAAAGCCGCGTCGGGCGCACTCGTCCCCGCCAGCGCGATCAGCCGCGCCAGCGCCTCTTCCTCATCCATGTCGCAATCTCCGGGTTAAGCGACGCCCAGCAGCGCCTTCTTCTCATCCGCGCTCAGCCAGTCCGCCGCCGACACCTCGCGCCACAGCGCCATCCGGTCCTCGGCCAGCGCCGGCACCTTGTCCAAATCCACCCGCAGCTCCGCGCCCTCGAACCAGCCCGATAATCCCTGCGAAACCGCCCCCAATATCTTCGCGCACAAGGGCAGCACGGTCAGCCGCCACAGCGCCCGATTGGCCTCGCGATAATTGGCATAGGTCGCATCCCCCGGCAGCCCGAGCAGCATCGGCGGCACCCCGAACGCTAGTCCAATCTCGCGCGCACTCGAATCCTTGAGCGCAAGGAAATCCATCTCCGCCGGCGACAAAGACAGCGCCTGCCACCTGAGGCCGCCCTCGAGCAGCAACGGCCGCCCCGCATTCGCCCCGCCCGTGAAACTCTCCGCCAGCTCCTCGCGCAGCCGGTCGACCTGCTCCGCCGACAAGGGCATCCCCTTGTCGCCCGGATCATGCACCAGCGCCCCCGAAGGCCGCGCCGCATTGTCGAGCAGCGCCGCATTCCACCGCGCCGCCGCATTATGCGCCGCGATCGCCCCCGAAGCCGCCCCCAGACACCCCGCGCCATAATGATCGTCGAGCGGATGCAGCGCCTTCACATGCACCACCGCGACGCGCCCCGCGCCATCCTCGGCGGGCAGCACGACCCCCGCTCCGCCGGCCTTGTAGCGATAGGCCACCGGCCACCCGCGCGCGTCGGCCTCGACCGTCACCCGCTCGGGCCGCAGCGCAAACAGCTCCGCCGGCGCCCCCGCACCATCGGCCAATATCTGCACATAGCCATTGCCATGCAGCAGCAATTGCGACGCCAAAGTCTCGACCAGCCCCTGCCCGCCCGACGTCGCGGAAACGAGCGCCACCAGCGCCGGATCACTCGCCACCACGGGCGCCGATCCTGCCGCCTCGGCCACCAGCCGCACCGCCCGCTGGACGATCGCATTGGACAAATAGCCCTCGCGCACCTGTGCCTCCCACGTCAAAGGCGCGGGCGCCGACCAAGTCCCATACACACGCGACAAAGCGGGCCGCGCAGGATGCTGCGCAGCCTTGCGGCCAAACCAGTTCATGAAAGTCTCCTCCGACCACCGCAATCGCGTCATTGCGAGCGCAGCGAAGTAATCCAGAGCGGCTTGTCACACCCTGGATTGCCTCGCTGCGCTCGCAATGACGGACGAATTAAACCCGCGACACCCCCGGCTCCCGCCCCTTCCGCAATCCCTCCAGCAAAGCAGCCAGCGCCCAAACGCACGCATCCGCCCGGTCGGGCGACCGCCCCGGCCCCGCATAACCGCCGCCGATCTGAAGCCCGCAAAGCTGGTCCTCGAGCGCCGGAAACACCGCGCCATGCACCACCTGCCCGCGCTCATAAGCGATCGCCACCGGTTCCGCCCGCCGCGCCTTGCCGACGCTCGCATGCACCGGCACCACCGGCAGCGCGAGGTCGGCCTGCGCCAAAGTGCTCGCGACCATATCGCCGCCCATATTGCTCTCGGCCACGACCCGCTCGGCGCCCCAGCGCGCCGCCGCGCCCGCCACCGCCTGTGCCCAGACATGCGGGGGCGGATTCTCGACGCTCGCATCCTCGACCACCGCCAACCGCCCGTCGCGCAGCAAGGCCGCGACCACGATCCCGCACGCATCGCCGTGCGCCGTCGCCGGCGGATCGACCCCGATCACGACGCGTACCGGCTTGCCGATGCTTTTCGCGCTCACCCGGCACCGCTCGATCAGCGCGCGCGTCCACAGCGCACCCTCGACATCCTCGAGCATCTCGCCGTCGAGTTCCTGTCGCCCCAGCCGCGTGCCGCCATAGGTTTCGAGCATCGCGCTCACGAAAAATTCGGGCAGCCAGGGATTCTCGCCTGTCTTGCCCAGCGTCTCCACCTTTCCCGGCGCCGCCAGCACCCGCTGCATCGACGCATTGACGCGCGGCGTCGTCGTCACCACGACGCGCGGCCGTTCACCGAGCCGCATCCCCAGCATCAGATTGTCCCACGCCGCCTCGCCGCGCCGCCATTTGGCCAGTTCGTCGCACCAGGCGAAATGATGTTCGGGTCCGCGCAGTTCCTCACCCGCCTCGGCCGAATAGAGCGTCGCGACCGCCCCGCTTGAAAAACGCAGCTCACGCCGCGCGTTCACCCAGCGCGGTTCCTCGTCGGCGCGCGCGACGGCGAGCAGCCCGCTCGGTCCCTCGATCATCACGCGCTGTCCGTCGACCTGCGTCGCGGCGACCAGCGCGATGCGCGCATCGCCATTGCTCCGCGCAACCTCGCTCACCCATTCGGACCCCGCACGCGTCTTGCCAAAGCCGCGCCCGGCGCGGATCAGCCAGATGCGCCAGTCGCCCGGCGGCGCACGCTGTCCATCATTCTCGAACCCGTACCAGCGCCGTTCCAGCTCGCGTATCTGCGCCCGGCTCAAATCGCGCAGCACCAGCCGGATTTCCTCGTCGCGCAATCCGGCAAGCTGGCGCATGATCGTGTGCGACCAAGCGCTCAGCCGCTGCGGCGTCCATCGCTTTCCGGTTCGCCCGCGGGGTTGTCGCGGCATCGTCAGGCGTCCCCGCCCGGCGCCGCATCTCCGGCGCGTGGCGGCGGCAAAGCCGCCTGTCCGTCCGCCCCACCCGTCAGCTGCCGGCGCTGGCGCTTCACCATGCGGATACGGCGGATCAGGATCGCGTCGACTTCCTGCTGGGTCGCGACTTCGCGCGCCTGCGACCGTCGGCCCTTCGCATGACCTAACTGAATGCTCGCGCGGTGCTTGTTCAGGAAACCGATCGCCTGTTCGACGGTCATTTTTTCGACCGGCTCGGCAGCGTCGTCGATCTCGATGGCTCCCGCCGCTTCGAGCGCCCTACGAAGCAGCGCGGTTTCCAGCCGCTCATAACCGATCTCGAGCGCCGCCTGCCATTGGGCCGCAAATTCCGGATCGCGCCGCCGCAGATGATAGCCCGCCGCCATCGACATGCCGGCGACGGCGTGGGCGCGCTTCACGTTGCAGCTCTGCGCAAGCTCGGTCAGGAATGCCGTGCGCCGGGCCTTGGTCCAACCGTTCGACCGCACGCGCTTCACCTGCACGGGGCGATGGCACTGCGGTCCGATCTCATCCTTTTCGCCATCGGTCATGGGCTGCTCCCTCAAAAGCAATCGGGCCGGACACCCCCTCCACATCGGAAGGGGCACCGGCCCGACTCGCAATTCTTCATGATGTGACACTTGTGCCATAACAGCGTGACGATGTCAATAGAAAAGAACCTATTTGGTTATTTCATGGAAATCGTGCCCGCGGCGATTGGGCGACATCCCAAGTCAGAGATTCAGCGCCCACCCGGCAACACCGCCCGCCAGCACAAGCGCCGGCGCCGTGAGTTTTCCCCGCCACCGCCAAACCACCAGAACAGCGGCGGCAAAGAGAAGGGCTACCGGCACAAGGTTCGCGGCGCGTTGCGCGGTCGACCAGCCCAGTTGCAACAGCGTCGCCGCAATCACCCCGACCACCGCCGCCGCCACGCCGGCGAGCACGCGGTGGAGCGCCGGATTGTCGACCACCGCCTCCAGCCGCTCGAAAAAGATCATCGAGAAGGCAAAGGCGGGCAGGAACATCCCTGCCGTGATCGCGACCGCGCCGGGCAGGCCCGCCGCGACATATCCCGCAAAGGTCGCGAAAATGACGAGCGGTGCGGGCAGCATGCCCGCGAACGCGACGCCGTCGAGGAAACTCGCGTCGCTGATCCACCCGCGCCCGACCGTATCGGTGCGCACATAGGGAATCGCGGTATAGGCGCCGCCAAAGGTCAACAGGCCACCTTTTAGCCCGGCGATGAACAGCGCGGCGATCCCCACCTCGCTCGCGGCGATGCTTGCCTTCGCCGAGGGCGCGGCGCCCGTCACCAGGACGGCGAGCACGACCGCCGCCACGAATATCGCCGCCGCCGGGGCCGGCCGCTTCGCATAGGTATAGATCAGCCCCGATGCGATCAGCGGAATCCAGAACGGCACGCCCGCCAGCGTCGCGGCGAGCGCGGCGCCCGCGAGCAGCCACAGCAGCCGGTCTTCCAATATATGCGTCCCGATCCGCTGCACCGCGCGCAGGATGATCGCCAGCACGACGACCTGCACGCCCAGAAAGATCGGCACCATCGCCGGATTGCCGACGATCCAGCCCTTATAGAGCCACGCCGCGCCCAGCATCAGCACGAAACCGGGCAGCATGAAGCCAAGCCCCGCGAGCAACCCGCCGATCCGCCCGCGCGCGACCATCCCCAGATGGACGCACAATTCATGCGCCTCGGGCCCGGGCAGGATCTGCATCACCGCGAGCAGCCGGTTGAAACGCACCGGCGAAATCCAGCGCTCCTCTTCGACCAGCGCCTGTTTCACCATCGCGATCTGCGCGACCGGCCCGCCAAAGGCGAGGAAACCGAAACGGAGGAAGCGAAGGAAAAGCCGGAACAGCGAAAGGCTGGGCGGAGAATGTATATCGGTCGTCATGGCAAGCACGCTCCTTGCCGCAGTCGCGGCTTATGGAGCGGAACTTGGACGGCGCGCCGTCTGAACGGGCGTCCGCATGGCCCGCACCGCCCCTATTACCGCGTCCGCCTGAAAGGGGAAGATAGACTTTGTTTCAGCGCGACGCATGGACGTCCGCGATGGGGTGTATTGTGTTGAAAAACTCCGGAGACGCATCTCGCCCAAGCCGCCTGCGTAAGAAACATATCGAGCGAGGCCGGACAGTGATCTAAAATTATACGGCGACTGGGAATGATGTAATATTTTCACTCGCTCAGATGTGTCCAAAGCCAATGACAGAGTTTTTCAACAGAATAGGGTGGGAAGCTGCCATCCCATTTTCGTCATCCCCGCGAAAGCGGGGATCCCGCTTGGCGGCGGAGAGTAAAAAGCGGGATTCCCGCCTTCGCGGGAATGACGGAAAACGGTCGAAACCGGCCCTCCCCACTACCGCACCACCCAATGCCGGCATCCCTCATCAGCCCGCACCGGCTCTTCGTAGAACAAGAGTTGACATCGCCCCCACCCCTGCCGGCAGCGCGCGCAGGTGCCGCCGATCGCGTACAAGGAACGCATCCTGAAAAACGGCCTCCGCGTGCTGTCGCTGCAGGATAATTCGACCCCCAATGTCATGGTGTCGGTGTGGTACGATGTCGGGTCGAAGCACGACCCCGAAAAACGCTCGGGCTTCGCGCACCTCTTCGAACATATCCTCAGCCGCAAGACGGTGAACATGCCGTACAACATGATCAACCGGCTGACCGAGGATGTCGGCGGGGTGCGCAATGCGTCGACAAGGAGGTGTTCGAGACCGAACGCAATGTCGTGA